CGTTCCTGTAGTACAAGAGGTTGATTCGCCAGATGTCGATGCCGTCTACGAAAGTAGGGGCATTGCACTATGGAAATCAACATTGTGGCGCCAGAAACCATGGACGCAGCTCAGCTTGGTGAATTTCAAGCTTTGGCTGTATCTGTGCTTCGAAGCGCTCCAATTCAGGGTTATTTAGTGGGCGAGCCACAGTTCTGATGTTAGCTGAAATTATTGCTAACATAACAGAAATGTTGTTCAAAATCTTAAACGTTATCGTTTAGGATCTCCCTTTATACCCAGAACCTCACTATAGGAGTATTCTATGTCTAACGGTTTAACTGTTAAGCATGGTTCTAGTTTTAAGCTAGAACTGGACACACTGTAAGACTTTGCCTTACTATTCGCAGCGCACGTGCACAAACTGTACTCACTCTGATTAAATATGAAGAGTGGGAGCAGCTCGTGGGGCTTGAGATAAACCCTAGTGACTATGAGGACCCGCGCAATTTCGCGTTGGATTACCTTATCACTAAAGTAATTTCGAAATCCCCAAATGTACCACTGCTGTTGGATCGAGCCAAAGTTGCTCTTAACTCATTTTATGAGTATGAAGAGCTCTGTCGCCAAACCAATGAACGTTTATTCGATATGCATGACTCGGAGTTCTCCGATATTGCACATTGGGTTTCGCTCATTCTAGGCCCTTTAAGCATAGACGTCTTAAATGAAATTGAGACGCGCATGCGATTTGGGCCTGGTGCAACGACAGGTATACCCGGTTATGGTAGCCTAAGGTCTGATAAGTATAATAATAAAAATATACATTTGACCGAAGAGCTTATACCTTATTATAAACAACTTTTGGGAAGTAGATGGCATTCACATGCGTCCAAACCCGAAGTTGTGTTAGGTAATAAGTTCACTACCGTTCCCAAAACTGCTAAGACTGACCGAGGGATATGCATTGAACCTACGCTGAACATTTATGCTCAGCTAGGTATTGGTACATATCTTAAGAAACGTCTAAAACAGTTTGGAATTGATCTCACAAGCCAGGAAAGGAATCAGTATCTCTCCTCGCAGGCACATAAGTTGCAACTCGCAACTATTGACCTTAGCGGGGCAAGTGATACCCTCTCTCTTGCTTGTGTGTATAAACTACTGCCATCTAAATGGTTCGAGCTCCTAGATTTAGTACGGAGCAAACGAACTTACGTAGATGGCCGTGTGGTTTACCTAGAGAAATTTTCTTCTATGGGTAATCGTTTCACTTTTGAACCGGAGAGTTTGATATTTTCAAGTATCTTATTCTCTGTTGTTCCTAAGCGCGACCGCCACCACTGCAGTATCTATGGGGACGATATTATATGTCCTCAAAAGTATGCAGTGAGCTTGATCAATGCCTTAAATAACCTTGGATTTAAGGTGAACGAGTCAAAGAGTTTCTTGGCAGGAAACTTCTTTGAATCATGTGGTACGGACTGGTTCTTAGGCCAGCCCGTGCGACCTTTCTATTTTCGCGGCGAAAAGGGAGGAATCCCATATGCCGTTCAAATAGCTAATAGACTCCGAGCCTACTGTTTACAGTTGGGCCACGG